CGGTAGCAGCATATGATGCACTTATTGCATTGTTAGAATAAGATGCACTAGTTGCATTAGAAGCATATGATGCACTTAGAGCATAAGATGATGATAGAACATATGATGCACTATTTGCGTTATCAGTATAAGATGAACTTAATGCATATGATGCACTTATAGCGTATGAAGATGATAATGAGTAAGATGCACTTGTTGCATTTTCAGCATAAGAGGCACTAGCTATTGAACCACTAGTGCTGGCTATTTCTATAATTGATTGTATACCATTATCTTTTTTAAGAAATAATTTACCATCATAGGTATTTATTGCTACTTCTCCTAAATCTAATGAAGATGTTGTTGGTATTTTGCCAGGAACGGCACTACGTTTTAACTCAATTTTAATAGCCATATCTATGGAACAATTTTATTAGTATATACTCAATAAAGCTTATATAAAGCTGCGTATAAATATATGCTTAAAATGTTCCCCCGTCGATAGCGTTACCATTATATGAACCAGATGCAACATTAGGTGAATCAACTACATTGAATGAACCTGAAACTGTTAGTGCTGAATATATTGGATTTGTTTGTTTAATGTCTAAGGATCCAGACACGGTTAGTACATTAGTCGTAGGGTTAAATGATAAATTACTACGTAATTGTTTTAATTTTAAAAGTGCCATCGTTATTGAAATTTACCTATTGCTACTACTTCATCATCAGATTCTAAACTATAACCTAAAGATGTAGTATTAAATGTAAATGTAACATCACCTATATTTTCTACTAAAGTTATTATAGAAGATGGTACATATTGTCCATTTATATAAACAGAGAAATTAGCTATACTTGTTGGAGGTAATGTAGATGCTGGATCTGGTTGTAAAAGTATAGCTCCTGTAAATACTGCTGTATTTGTAGTTACTATATCTGCGGTTTTTGTAATATTTGTATTTAAATATGATATATCAGTTGCTGTAGTTCCATTATTAATATTTGTTATATTATTACCACCACCCACAAATGATGTTGAACCAACAGTATTAAGTGTTGGTTTTCTACTTACTGATAATCTATCAATTCCTCCATCCACTGTTTCCAATTCAAATACAACTTGTGCTTTAGTATAAAATTTACTACTAGCTACTGCCATATCTTTATTTATTGTATCTGGAATTATATATCCAAACATTTTAATATTGAATGAACTTTTTGCTGCTCTATCTATACCTTGTTCTAATAATGTAGTTGTAGTAAATGTATCTATATTTGCTCTAAATTTAAATCTGCTTGGATCGCCCCAATATGAATCGGATGCAAATTCAATAGCTTCTACTAATTTGTTATTTTGTTCTACAAAATCAGTAAATATAATACAACTGTAATTAACGTTTATATAATCAGGTACTACACTAACATAATATTGTTGTGAAGGTATTCTATTATTTAATACATCAAATTTATCGTATGTATTTCTTTTATTAAATTTAGTACCTACTACTTGATATAGTTGTGCCTTATTTCCATCTAATTTATTACCTAATGTTCTATTTTTTTCAATACTTTCACGTTTGAACATTATTATAGGAACCATTAGTTTCCCGTTTTTATCTCTGTAAAATCCATCATTTTGAACCGCTTTCCAACGCTCAGGCGAGCCGTATATAACAGGTACCGCGATTCTATTACCGTTTTGAATAACGGTGGGTTTGATAATGTTTTCAAAATAATATAATACAGCATTATCTATATCTTCTAAACCAACACTGATGTCTTTTACAGTATCTCCTTTAAAGGAGTAATCAGTACCTCTATTTTCAGAAAACACAGTATCACTAATAGCCTTACCTTGACTTAGGTATGGCTTAATTTGATCTTGTATTACCTCTGATTGGTTACGAGGAAGTGGTTTAATTCTTTTTGTCATTTATTATATTCTATTTTGAGTTAAACCAATTTTTTCAGGTCTCACGTAATGAGTTGATACTATAATTGATAAAGATGTTCCGAAGTCATCATTATCTTCTGAATATGAATATTCTGGTACTTTACCCATGAAATATTGGTTTTCTACTAATCCGTCTACTTCATAATAATCATTATTCCATAATAATATATCTCCAACTTCAGGTACTATGTTATATGTAAATCCTTTAGCATCATTTTTTAATTCAGTACTAAGAGAATTTCCTGCTAAATCATCACGTAAAAATCTAAATTTAATTTCACGAGCAACATCTGGACCAAAATCATCAGTAGATGTTGTTTGATCACCTCTATCAACTAAACAGCTGATTAATACAGGATCATTATAGATTTTAGTACCATTGGCTTCACCATACATATTTGAGTTAGTTCTATCTAATATTATTTTATAGTAACCAACTTGTTGTTCTATGATGTTATTGATTAATTCTCTATTTAAGTGTCTAAATAAAGATATATCGCGTGATCCTCCAAATAATGACATTAGTATGCTCCTTTCTTTTCGATTGTTTTCAATCGAGGTATGAATTGAACTAGTCCTGGTATTAATTTGGTTGAATTAAATTTAATAATATTAATATCTTCTTCTGGCGTTGTTTTTACTATATATTTCATTTTTAATAATGAATATTCGTAATTATCTGTTGCTTTATTGTCTAAGAAATCACTATGTTCTACAGTAACAACTACAATACCAGGTAATGCTCTTACTTGATTATATATTTCAACTTTATTTTCTCCAGATGTGGTTTTAATTAGTGCTTCAATTGAATAAACACTAATTCCCTCTAGTAATATGTTAGATAATTTTATCATTAGAATATATAAATGGTTAATGGAGCGTTAACTAATGTTTTTTGTATGAAATCAGATTCTAATGCTGCTTTTTCCAATTGTGTTTTACGAGATACTTCTTCTAATGTAGCTCTTAATTGTAATAATAATTCAGCTTTTTCTGATCTAGCATCTGTTAATAAATCTGATTGATTTAATGTTACTTCAGCTCCAGGAACAGGTACAGTACCATATTTTCCTCTAATGTATGCTAACATTTCTTTAGCTAATGCTAATGTATATTGACGTACCCATGTTTTACCAATTGAATTTATTAATCCATATATTGGATTAGAATATGGGACATTAGAAGCATCTGTTATTAAAGTACCAGCAACATCATAGGATTAGTTACATTATCTCTTTCAGCAACTTTAATATAATGAAAATACATTTTATCATTTAAACCTAATTGTATATTAGTTGGTATAGGGAATAGACGAAGTTGATTATTAACTAAATCGAATGAAAATGCTGATTTTCTTATTTGATCATTAAATTCAATTGCTTGAACTTTTAATACATCAAAGAATATAGGCATTAATAAGAAGTTGATACCAGGAGACATTTGACCGAAACCAAATGTTTCAAGTAATGATTGAATACCAGTACCTGTACCGGCATATGGATCAAAATATCTTACAATTGCTGGTGGTGCTTCAAAAAACACACGTTTAACTTCAATTGAACCTGAAATTCCACTACCAGATGCCCAAGCATTTAAATCATAGTCTTGAACATATTCTTGTAATTGAATTGAACCTGTATGATAAGTTACCTTACCACCAGCTCCAGCTTCAGTTCCGTATGTTTGAGATAATCTAATTATACTACCTAGATTAGGTGTTATTACTTTATCATTAAGTGAATTTGATTTTAAATTACCTTCCATTGAAAGATAATTTTCTCTTACTTTATATTGATAAATTTCATTACCATAAGTAGTAACAGCTTCTTCAAATGCAGTATAAAATGAACCTGATTGTAATTCAACATTAGTGATTGGATATCCTAAACGTTGAGCACACCATTTAGCTACCTGATCGGCTTCGCTTCTAAAGGTAGTATCAGCATCATAAAACCCAAATGGGGTAGAACCTGTTGTAAATGTAGATGAACCGCTCCAGATAGCTATATTTGACATATTTGATTATAGTTGATTTAGTATAAATATGTTAAGAATTCAATTCTTTATATATGTTTAATATAGGCTCAACAATCTCATGTCTATGATTTGTTTTTAAATGAACAGCGGCTGTACCTGGAACGTGTCCGGCTATGGCCTTATTCAAGAAATATAAACCTGACATTTTTCTTTCTTTTAAATCGGTCTGTTGTACGTCACCTACTATAATCATTTTAGAACCAATACACAAACGTGTAATAACTAATTCCATTTGTTTATCAGTAACGTTTTGTGCTTCATCTATAATAACGAAAGCATTTGTAATATTTCTTCCACGCATAAATGCAAATGGAATAATTTCAATTAATCCATCAGCAACATATTTTTCTATTTTTTCTTTAGAATATAAGCGATGCATGTTCTCGTAAATTGGAGCCATAAATGGATCCATTTTTTCTTTAATATCACCTGGTAAGAAACCTAATTCTTCACCTGAGGTAATTACTGGACGAGCGATAATAATTTTCTCTATTTCTTTATTGAATAACTGGTCTAAAGCAATTTGACATGCTAATAATGTTTTACCAGATCCTGCTCCACCAGTTAATACTGTGATAGTACTATCAAGTATTTTGGCTTTAGCAGCTTTTTGTTCTTCATTTAAAGTAAGTTGAAAATGAATGGGGGTTTTTGGTTTGCGTTTTGGGGTGTATACCGAATCGGTATGTGGTTTAGAACTCATAAAACATTTAATTATATATAGTTTATATTTTGATATAAATATACATAAAAAAAGGCCGGATTACAAATCCAGCCTTTCTTTCAATAATATATTGTATTGATTAGATAGTCTCTAAACCAGCAACATATACTTTACCAAAATAATCAGGTCTGATCATTTTCTTAGCGTATCTAGTCATAAGACCTTTACGTGGAGTAAATGTATTTGGATCATACAATAAAGGAGTCATGATCAAAGGAACATATGGAGCGAATACTGCACCTGCTTCTAAGAATTGAGCACCTTTGTAACCCATCAAGATAACGTTTTCAGTCATGTATGGATTCTTGTAAACTTTGTAACGGCTGTTTAATGAACCGATTTTCTGGATTCCGAAATTGAATTCCATTTTCTCACCATCTCCATCAGCAGCAAATCCTGGGATTGACTCTAATACAGTAGCAACAGTTGGAGAAACAACTAAGAAATTAGCTCCACCTCTTAAAGATAATTGGTGAATTTTGTTAGATACTTTTTGTAATTTTGTACCTAAAGTTTGGAACCAACCACCTTGAGTGTTGTAATAACCACCAGTAGTAGTAGTTTGTTGAGTGAATCCTGAACCATTCCATACTTCGTTACTTCTAGCTGACCAGTAATCAGTAGTGTAAGCGTTTTGGATCAACATATCTAACAATTCTAAGTCAATTTCCATTGAGATATATTGAGATAAGATACCAGTTAATTCTGCTTCAGCATCAACACTATGGTAAGCGTTTAAATCCTGTGCAAATTCTGGAGTCCATTGTGCTTTCAATTTACGAGTTTTCGCAACGATTGCTTCAGATTTTAACTGAACGTTAATTTCTGGGATTGAAATTGGGTTAGATTGAGATAAAGTTTGATCTACACCAGCACCATCTTCAAAATCACCACGTGAGTTTGGAGCAGTAGCTTTGTTGTAAGTTAATGTAGCAGCAGTAAATACAGGAATACTAGTAGCAGTTGTAATGAAAGTCATTGCACCACCAGCAGTAAAGTTAGTGAATTGTTGTAATATACTAGCAACAGGAATTGCAGAACCAGAAGCAACAACAAATGATCTTACAGCTTGTAAATCAAATGATCCAGAGATTGAAGTTAATTGACCAGCAGCAACAGTAACTTTGGTTAAAGAACCAGTAGCTACATAAGCACCATCATAATTAACATCAGCAAAAGTTACTGATCCTGTAGTGAAAACAACTGTAGCAACTGCAGTATTTACTGAGTAAGAAAAACGACCAGCTTCATATAAAGATTTGTCGATTTCAGTTACGTTAGTAGTTGCGTTAGCACCATAAAGTGAATCACCAGAAGTGAAAGGAGCTTTGTTAGTACCATATTTGAAATCTAGATAGAAAACAAGACCTGAAGGTAAGTTCATTGGTTGAACTGAAACGAATTCTTTCGCTGCAATTTGACCGAATACTCTTCTTACTAAAGGTAAAGCAACACCAGCCCAGTTTTCTGAGTTGTATCCACCACCTGATTGAGAAGCAGTACCACCAGTTACGTTTCCTTCGGTAATTAATTGTTTTGCTTGGTTTTCAAGCAACATTGACATTGTGTTTTTGTCATTCACATTAGAGATACCCTCTAATAATCCTGAATTAACCCATTTAGTAGAAAGACGTTTTGCGTCACTTTCTACTTGTTTAAATTGGTTAGATGATTCTAATAATTGTTGTACGTTCATCGTAGTTTTAAATTTGTTTTTTTGTGTTTGTTTTTAAAATTATTTAATAATACCAGCTAATTTCTGCATTCTAGATAACGCATCGTTTACTTCAACGATTTGTTTCTTTGGTGCCATACCAGCTGCTTTTGAAGCAAATCCTAATGATTCTTTAATTGTGCTCTTTTGAGTAGTAGTGCTCATTGTTAATGCACTATCTAATGATTCGAATACAATTTTAGCTTCTTTTGCTGTTGTTGCCTTGTCAAAAGACGCAATAACCTTTACTTTTTGTGATTCAGTTAAGTTTTTAGCTTTGAAGATTTTGTTTACGTAAAGTAATTTAGCATTCAAAAGATTAACTTCTTGTAATTCAGTACGTAATGTGTTGATTGTTGCAATTGCTTCTTTTAATTCATCATCTGCATCTTCGTCTTTAGTTTCTTCTAAAGCGTCTAATTCAGCTAATAATTCATCTAAATTAATTTCATCCTCTTCAGCACCCATTTCTTCTTCACCTTCAATTCCTTCGATACCTTCTTCACCTGCTTCTTCTTCTGAAGTTTCGTATTCTTCTGCTTCTAATTCTTGAGAAATAATATCTTTGATGATATCTTTTAATTCTTCAACACTTAAATCAGCAACATTAATATCTTCTTCTGCTTCACCAGCTTCTTCTTCTTCAGCAGCTTCTTCTTCAGCACCCATTTCTTCTTCTTCACCTTCTTCAGCTTCAGCAATTGTTTCATCTTCTTCT